TCGCAATACTCCCGTCCTTCAGGAGTACAATTACCGGAATCGGCTAACAAGGCACCAGTAGCAACACCAGTGGCAACACCAGTGGCAACACCTACTGCGGCACCGTTTGCAGAACCAACACCAACTCCGGCGGCACCAATATCAGCACCTGTACAAACTGAGGCAGTAGCAACACCTGTTGCAACACCTGAGCCAAGTGCACCTGCTGGTGGATCATCTCAAAATGCAGAAGACATTTTAGCAATGATTCGTTCACGCCAAGCATAAATTAAAAATAATAGAGAGACGGCTTTATGTCGTCTCGCATTTTTAACATGGAGAAACAAACATGGTAAGACCATTTGACGTTAGTAAATTTCGTAAAGATATTACGAAAAGCATTAGTGGTTTAAGTGTAGGCTTTAATGATCCAACAGATTGGGTTAGCACAGGCAGTTATGCACTAAACTATCTAATAAGTGGAGACTTTAATAAAGGACTTCCACTAGGAAAAGTAAGTGTATTCGCAGGAGAATCAGGTGCAGGTAAAAGTTATTTTGCATCAGGTAATGTAGTTAAGTCTGCACAAGAACAAGGTATCTTTGTAGTATTAATTGATTCTGAGAACGCATTAGATGAAACGTGGCTAAAAGCATTAGGCGTAGACACAAGCGAAAGTAAACTATTAAAATTAAGTATGGCAATGCTAGATGATGTTGCTAAAACTATTAGTACGTTTATGAAAGATTATAGGGATATGGCTGAGGGTGAAAGACCTAAAGTACTATTCGTAATTGACTCATTAGGCATGATGATGACACCGACAGAACTTAATCAGTTCGATGCAGGTGACATGAAAGGCGATATGGGTCGTAAAGCAAAAGCTCTAAAGGCATTAGTAATGAACTGTGTTAATATGTTCGGTAGTTATAATGTAGGGCTAGTAGCAACAAACCACACTTACCAATCACAAGATATGTTTGACCCAGACGATAAGATTTCGGGCGGACAAGGCTTTATCTATGCTTCAAGTATTGTTATTGCAATGAAGAAGATGAAACTTAAAGAAGATCAAGATGGTAATAAAGTAAGTGATGTACGTGGTATTAGAGCAGGTTGTAAAGTAATGAAAACTCGTTATGCAAAACCGTTCGAAGGCGTACAAGTTAAGATCCCTTATGAAACAGGAATGGATCCTTATAGTGGACTTGTTGATTTATTTGAAAAAGCCGGGTTACTTAAAAAGCAAGGTAACAGACTTGCCTATAAGGCTAAAGATGGAACAGAGATGATAGAATTTCGTAAGAACTGGATTGGTGAAAAACTACAAGTTGTTATGAATGATGTTCAATCTAGCGATGTCGGCTTAGATTTAGAAACAGAAGCAGAAACAGAAATCGAAACTGTTGAAACTGAATAAGAGGTTATTATGGACGAAGATTGTTTGCCAGAAATATGGAATGTTCTCAAAGAATATATTCCAGCAAAAGATAGACAAACAGCCGCCGATCATTGGGTGTCGTCATTGATTGACTTAGGTGTAGCAGACGAAACACTAACAGACTTGGGGAAAGAAGATCCACAAATCCGTAGTGCAGTAGCAGACGCTATTCCTGATGATGAATTAGTAGATGACGAAGATGAATACGGAGACGAATAAATGAGTTGGTACGGTAAAGTAACACATGACTTATCTAACTTACCTGGATTTATAATGCATTTTGAAAAAGAATTAGAAGATGCACGAAAAGATGTGGGTATATATGGTATTGTTGAAAAAAGTTTAAGGTCTTTACCAGGTATTACTGAGCATCGTTTTAACCAGTTACAAGAGGTTGAGGCGGTGCTTAATCACCTACACATTCAGTTACGAAAAATTAGACGTAAGTATTTTCAAAAATATCTAGAAACATATGCTAGGGCTTTAACAAGCCGTGATGCAGAAAAATATGTTGACGGAGAAGACGAAGTAATAGACTTTGAAACCTTAATTAACGAAGTTGCGTTATTGCGTAACAAGTGGTTAGGTATACTTAAAGGCATAGATGCTAAACAATGGCAACTAGGTCATATTGTAAAACTTAGAACAGCCGGAATGGAAGATGTATCATTATAAAACAAGTAAACGTGCAGTAGATATACTGTACGAATACAACAAGTTTACTAAGGATTATAACACGTTTCTTACATCGTTAAAAGACGATAGTTCGGCTAGTTTAGATTTTAAACGCAATAAATATTTGTTAGATCAACTAGCAGAAGACTTGAATCGTAGTTTTAATCGAGTTAAAGCAGATGTATTTAATAAGAAAATAACTAATACAAAAAACAAACTCGAAGATGTTAAAGTAGAGTTCATGAAGGGAATGTTAAACGATGGATTTTCTGTTAAGTAACCCAGCGAACTCTAGACTACACAGTCTTAATTTTTTAAAGATAATATACGAATATCCTGAAATGCTAGAAAGCATCGACAGTGTGTTAGATGTTGGAAGTAGAGATGGACATGATGCTCATTGGTGGGCAGAGTGTGATGATGGAGACGAGACAAATCCTTTACCATTAAACATTAATGTTACTGCATTGGATAATAATCCTAATTGGAATAAAGACTTTGAACATAGTAATGTTAACAAGGTAAAAGCCGACTGGGACACTATTACATTTGATAAAAAGTTTGATGTAGTATGGGCTCATAGTGTTTTACAAGAAGCAAATAACCCTTTAAAGTTTTTACACAGAATGAATGAATTCACTAGTGATGGTGGAGTTATGTGTTTAAGTTTCCCTACAACAATAAACACGTTTTATGGCGAACCAGATCATAGAATTTACGAAACTGCAAAACATCAAATTACTATACCAAGTTTAATTTATATGTTGGCATTAAGTGGATTCAATAGTAGAGATGGTTTTATCTACAAACAACCTAACACGAATGTTATCAATGCATTTGTATACAAAGATTCAGCAGAAGTGTTTGATTATAACGAAAAGTCAATACACGAGTTACTGGACTTTATGCCCGAAGTATGTACACAACAAATTGAAAAGTTTGGTTATATAACAAACAAGGGATTGATCCTAAAATGGTTAACAGGCACCATAGTAGACTATTCAAACGTCTAAATTATAGCAGTAAATCAGATAAGTAGTATATATGAAGAAACTTGTATTAGTTACAGGAGGCTTTGATCCCATTCACGATGGACATATCTCCTACTTCGTCGAAGCCAAGAAACTAGGCGACAAACTTATTGTCGGCATTAATAGTGACGAATGGTTAAGACGCAAGAAGGGTAAAGAATTTCAATCATTGGAAATTCGAACAACAATCATACAACATTTAGACATGGTATCGGACTGTATTCATTTCGATGATTCAGATGGAACTGCCAAAGATGCTATACAAGTTCTTTTAGAGAAATATCCAGAAGATGAAATTGTATTTGCAAATGGTGGAGACAGAACAGACGAGACAACACCCGAACACAAAAGTTTTGCACTTAAAGACAGATTAACATTTGCTTATGGTGTAGGTGAAGAAAAGAAATACGGTTCACGTGACTTTTTAGCATCTTGGGTAAACCAACAAACAGAAAAATCCTGGGGTCATTACAAAGTATTATACAGAGACGATAACGTTAAAGTAAAAGAAATTGTTATACGTCCTGGAGAAACGTTGTCGTACCAAAGACATAATCTTAGAAGTGAAATATGGTTTGTAACAAAAGGTGTACTTGCTAATAATACAGAACATCCGGCGGATCGTAGATTACTTAAAACAGAAACTTTTAATAAGCATGAATTCACAAATATAACAGTAGGCACATGGCATCAGTTAAATAATCCTAGTAACGAAGACGTAAAGTTAATTGAAATACAATACGGCGATAAGTGTACAGAGGAAGACATAGAACATAAAAATGAGTAGCATTAAAACAACACAATGCAAACATGGTAAGTTTTCTTACTTTACTAATGATGTTATTATTGGTAAAAGTTTGGATCTGTATGGCGAGTATTGTGAACAAGAGTTCACAATTATGCAACATATGGTTAAACCAACTGATTATGTATTAGACATAGGTGCTAATATTGGTGTACATACTATATGGTTTGCCAAACACGCATTTCAAGGATTTGTTAGTGCATTTGAACCAAATGAATTTAGTAGAGAATTATTACAAAAGAATTTACACAACAATCAAATTAAAAATGTAACAGTGTACAACAACTGTTTGGGTAATAAGGTTAGTTCGGTTTTTATAAGTTCGTATAGTCCACACGTTCCAGGTAATTATGGAGAATGCACTGTATTGAACAAACGTGCAGGACCTTTCCATACATCACAAATGGTAACTGTTGATGACCTAGACCCTGTAAAAATTGACTTTATGAAAATAGATGTTGAAGGGTACGAAAAGGAAGTAATACAAGGTGCTATAAAATCTATTGAAAAGTTTAAACCAAGTATGCTTATTGAAGTAAACGATAGCAAGACCCATGTAGAGTTTCTGTGGAATACATTAGTAAACAAAGATTACGGCTTATGGTGGTTACCGGTTAAAAACTACAATCCAACAAATTTCAAAGGTCAACGAGCAAACATCTTCTTAAATAGTGGTGTAGTGAATATTATAGCAGTACATAGAAGTAAGCAAAACTCCGAAATTTTGAACAAAGCATTACAGCCGGTGTTAGGTATTGATGATACTTATGTAAAGATGTATAAAAGATTAGAATACTAGTTGACAAGACGCATTACTGAGTGTATATTAACACTATAGTAATTAAATTGGAGACTAGCAAAATGACACACAAGTATATTGTACGATACGTTACAGACGACGATCCCAGAAGTAAAGAAGTTATTATGTTAGCAGGCGATGAACAAGATGTTAAAAAGCAACTAGAAGACGAGTTCTTAGATATAGTTGATTATATTAACGTTTTGAGCATCACAAACCAAGCATCTGCAAAGGAATCACGCAAAGAAGCAGAAACATATTTTAGTTAAATAAAAATTAATAATTAAAGCCTTGTTTATCAAGGCTTTTTTTATGACTGAAAAGGTTGACAGATCTGCTATAGATGTTATTATAGTTATAGTAAGTTAATTAAAGGAGTTATTGATATGATGAACATTTTACTTAAACAAGCAGTTGAGCAAGTTGTTGAAACAATGAAGAACGATTATATTCGTTGGTCTACACAAGACGGCAAAAAAGCAATGTCAGAGTACAGTAAGGAAGTTGTTGATAACTGGAACATTGAAATTAAAGATGGTCAAAAGTATATTAAACTAATCAAAAAAGACCACAAAAGTTCAATGCAAGGTGGCAGTGTGCAAGGCTTTATTGTTAAGGTTCCTACTAAAGGATTTGTAGAAGGAGATATGCTTAAAGCGGCAGGGTATAATGCTCCTGCGATGAACTTTAAACGTGGTAACGTTTATGAAGATGCCAATAACATGAATATAATTAGTTGGACAGGGATTCAATAAGATGGACGAAGTGTTTATAGAAAAAGCCAAAGAATTTGCCCGTGTGTCACACGCAGGGCAAGTTCGAAAATACACAGGCTTACCTTATGTTACTCACACAGAAGAAGTAGCAGACATTGTTCGTAGTCACAACGGCAGTAAAGAAATGATTGCCGCGGCTTTATTACATGATGTAGTAGAAGACACTAACGTAACAAATGATGAAATACGAGTCTTATTTGGCAATTCTACTGCTGACATGGTTAAATGGTTAACTGATACTTCAAAGCCCGGAGACGGGAATCGTACAGTGCGTAAAGGCATTGATAGAGACCGGTTAAGCCAAGCATCAGCGGCGGCACAATTAATAAAAGCGGCAGATATGATTAGCAATGGTAAGGATATCAAAGTTAACGATCCAAAGTTCGCAGTAACTTATATCGCTGAAATGGACTTGTTATTAAAAGCAATGACAAAGATACATTTAATGGATATATACAAACAAGCACAAGGAGTAGTCAATGCAATTTGATAGTGGAGAACCAGATAAAGTTATGGTACATTGTACTGATAACGATAGGAAATGGGAAGGGACTGTTATTCAATCACATAATGATGTAGTTAAAGTAATGTTAGAGGGAGTACCTCTAAACTTTAACAGGCATAAGGGTAAGAACTTATATGTTGCAAATTTTAGTGGTATGGAATTAACATTCAGTTTTGATTAATGCGGTTAGATTTACACGGATACACATTACACGATGCTTGGCGTAAATTTAAAGTACACGTTGAGTTATGTGAATTAAATGGTGTTGTAAAGTTTACAGTAATTACAGGACAGGGCAAGATATATGACGAAATGCACAAATGGTGTGAAGCAATACCTAGTATATCCGAAGTATTAACACCTATGAGAGGTCCTGGATCTTACCAAATACGTTTAAAAAAGAAGAAAAAAGTTTTAAAAACTTCCATTGAGTCAGAAAATCCAGTAAAATCAATGGTTAATATTGCACCATTATTAAAGAAATGGGGTCTAAAAGGTTGACAGATAGACGTAAGATGCTATACTAGTAATATAAGTTAAACAAATAAGGAGATACATAATATGGCGTTTGTTAATAAAGAAGATGTTAAAGCAATTAGACAAGAACTTAAAAAACAATATCCTAACATTAAGTTTAGTGTAAGAAAAGATCACCATTCAAGTGTACAAGTTACATTGGTTTCAGGTGATGTTGACTTTTATGATGGATCTTTAGATTTCTTTGACAGGTATTCACAGAAAATTACACCATTTCCAGGTTCGGCACAAATTAATCATTATCATACAAATTTTTATGGTATACATAAAGCATTGTTTGATAGCATATATGAAATATGTAAAACTGCTCCAATTAACGGAAACGGTTATCATAAAGGCAAAGGTTGGTTTGATGAGTCAGACTGCCAAACAGATTATTTCCATACTGCATATTATATCAACATTGCCGTTGGTGCATGGAACAAAAATTATGAAACAACTAACCAAAAGGTTGCCGCATAATGAAATAAAAGGTTGACACATAGTACAGATGTGTTATTATAGTAATATAAACATTTAAACAAAAAACGACGAATAGGAGTCATACATGAATAGTTACGTTTTAGTTAAAAGTGGTTCATACAGAAACCAAGCAATAAAGAACAAAGTTTTCCCATTAGTGAAAAACATTACAGAAAGCAAAACAGGAATGTTTGTTACTGTAGATGGAACAGAAGGCTTTGGATCAGACAAAATTAGGGTAAAGATTAAAACCCCTACCGCAATTACTTTCGTTGATAGGTCAGAATATGCTTCACAAGTTGAAGCAGATACACCTAAAGAAAGTTCCAAGTTAAATGCAAAAGACGAAAAGAGGATCATAGAAATCCAGGATAGGTTTGAGATCCTGAATGAAATGACAGGTGCTCTTAAAAATAATGACATTAGGGCAATGATTGTTACTGGACCTCCAGGTGTTGGTAAATCATACGGTGTCGAAACTACACTAGAAGAACAGTCGGGTTTCGATGACCTTGCTGGTAATAGGAAGTTTGAATTTGTAAAAGGTGCAATGACGGCACTAGGTCTTTATGCTAAACTTTATGAATACAGTGCTCGTGGTAACGTAGTTGTATTTGATGACTGTGATAGTGTATTGCTAGATGATTTAGCTCTTAACATTCTTAAAGCGGCACTTGATAGTGGTGCTAGACGTAAAATTTACTGGAATGCAGATTCAAGTAAATTGAGAGCAGAAGGTATTCCTAACAGTTTCGACTTCCAAGGAAGTGTTTGCTTTATTACAAACATCAAGTTTGACAATGTTAAAAGCAAAAGACTTAAAGATCACTTAGATGCTTTAATGTCACGTTGTCATTACATTGACTTAACACTTGATACTGAACGAGACAAGTATCTTAGAATTCAGCAAATTGCTCGAAAAGGTGACTTGTTTCAAAACTTTAAGATGTCAGATGATGAAGAGAAAGAAATACTTCAATTCATGTTTGAGAAAAGAAAGTTCCTAAGGGAAATGTCGTTAAGGATGGCACTGAAGATTGCGGACCTTAAAAAGTTAAGTCCGGGCAACTGGCAGAACTTGGCGGCTTCGACGTGTATGCGAAGAGCATAACAAATTAATAAAGCGGTCTTCGGACCGCTTCTTACCTTTAAGGAATAAGAATGCAATTTTATAAACCCACAGACTTAGAGTATTGCTTAAAAGTGGCAATAGGTGTGATAGCAAGTCCGGTACCTCCGAAGTTTATACATAAGCCTATTAGTCTAGCAAATTATGATGTTGGTTTTGTTAATAATGCGGTTCGTAGTATTAACAAAGGTGAAGGATTAAGCGACAGGCAACGAGCTCTTACAATTAAACTTGTAAGCAAATACGAACGCCAGTATAAACGATTAGGTATCGATGTTACTGAGCTAGTGCAATCTCCGGTTTGGACAAGCGAATTACGTCAAGTAGATAGAACAAAATATATTGATATCGAAGACGACAAGATTATTATGAAGTTTCCTTATAACAAGGAAATGATTAGGGAAATAAATTCATTAGCAAAGAAGTTAAAATCTAATAAAACATATTTTGAAAAAGAGACAAAACAATACCAAACAACGTATAATGAATATAACTTACTTGCATTATATAATTGGTCAGCCAAATATAAGTTTGACTATTCTGATGCAGTAAAAGACGTGTACAAGAAATGTAAATCGATTACTAGTAATCGAAGCGAGTATGCAATACAATTAGTAGTCGAAGACGATACTTGTTTATTGCGTAACGCACCGGACACTTTAAACGAATGGTGGACAACTACTATGTCAAGTAAGAACCGTATGAACCAAATAGTTACTGCGGCTAATCAAAACTTAGACATTGTTAATAACAGTACAAACATAAAACTTTCTAAAGTTGGAACAGAAATGTTACAAAATAGAGGTGGCAAGTTCGACTGGACAGAAGTAAAACCAGAAGAAATTTATAATTCAGCAGTTAACGATTTTGGCTTTAAACGAGTTGCATTCGTTATAGACGGTAGAACACTTACACCCGAACTAACTAATAACCTGGAAGATTTGGTGTCTAAGTTGGGCAAAGACGTCTGTACAGTGCAGTTAAAGAACAATCACCACTACTTTAACGTTAATAAGTCATTGACTTCGGACACAAAATTTGCTATAATAGATAGTATACAAAGGTATTCCAATCCTAAAGTAAAAAGTGACTGGAAGCCTGACTTTGTTATTAGTACGAATTCTATAAGCAAGTTTAGACAATATGGCTTCAATGTCATCAACGGACAATCCGGAGTGACATTTGTTAATGATGCGTGGATTTGTTATTACACACTAGGGAAAATAAATGCCACAAGCAAAATTATTGATTAGAGACGAAGTAAACGTTTCTATAAAAGGGTTAGAACTAGACGCTAGGCGTCGATTGTCTAATATGTTTAAGTACGAAGTTCCTTATGCACGATATCTTCCAGCAGTTCGTTTAGGGCGGTGGGACGGAAAAGTTGCATACTTTCAGTTAGGTGGTAGCACATACATTAATCTTCTTCCAAAGATTATTCCTGTGTTAGAAGAAATGAAATATCAAATTGAACTAGATGATCAACGAGATTATCAAACAAGATTTGATTTTGATGAAATTGACGAAACTGCATTTAATGATGTGATGTGGCCCAAAGGTCATCAACTTGTAGGCGAACCAATTGTATTGCGTGATTACCAAGTAGAGATTATTAATAATTTCTTAAAGAATCCACAAAGTATGCAGGAGATTGCCACTGGTGCAGGTAAGACATTAATAACTGCCGCATTAAGTAGTAAAGTCGAACAGTACGGTAGAAGCATTGTAATAGTGCCAAATAAGTCGCTAGTAACACAAACAGAAGAAGACTATGTCAACATGGGACTAGACGTTGGTGTGTTTTACGGAGACCGAAAAGAGTTTGGACACAAGCATACTATTTGTACTTGGCAAAGTCTAAACATTCTTTTAAAGAATACAAAGAACGCAGTTGCACCTATTACTATACAAGAATTTATTGCAGGTGTAGTTTGTGTTATGGTAGATGAAGTGCATATGGCAAAAGCGGATGCATTGAAAACATTGTTAACAGGACCTATGAGTCAAATACCAATTCGTTGGGGACTAACAGGAACAGTGCCAAAAGAAGATTTTGAATTTATGAGTATTATGGTAAGTTTAGGAGAAGTAGTTGGTAGAAAAACTGCAAGTGAATTACAAGAACAGGGTGTACTTGCTAACTGTGAAGTTAATGTATTGCAATTAATTGACCATGGAGATTATGGAAACTATCAAAGTGAATTAAAGTATTTGCTAACAAACGCAAAAAGATTGGATTATCTTGCTAAACTGCTCGGTACAATAGGGCAAGATGGCAATACTCTTGTATTAGTAGACAGAGTAGAATCGGGTAAAGAACTAGTAAGTAGACTTGGAGACAAAGCAGTATTTGTAAGTGGTGCCACTAAAACAAGTGACAGAAAAGCACACTATGACGAGATTGCAGACGTTGACAATAAGATTATTGTAGCAACATATGGTGTTGCGGCAGTAGGTATTAATATACCAAGGATATTTAACCTTGTATTAATCGAACCAGGAAAAAGTTTTGTAAGAGTAATACAAAGTATTGGACGTGGTATTCGTAAAGCAAGTGATAAAGATTTTGTTAAAATATGGGATATTACAAGTACTTGTAAATATGCCAAGCGACATTTAACTAAACGAAAAAACTTCTATAAAGAAGCAAATTATCCATTTGTTGTAAAAAAGACAGATTGGAATGAATAATATGGAGAATCAAATAATGAAAAACGTTAAACAAGGAAAACCTACAGTGCAACCTAAACCACCTGGAATACTTATGTGGGAGGCAGGTGTTTATTACTTTGCAGATCCATTTACAACTGAAACTACAAAGCCAGTAATTCAGTGGATTATTGAAAAGAACTTGGCACCGGATACTGAACGCCCTAAAGAGCTAACACTTATTATTAATAGTCCAGGCGGTGACGTGCATAGTGCATTTGCTTTAATTGATACAATGAAGGCAAGTGGTATTCCAATCAAAACCGTAGGACTAGGACTTATTGCAAGTTGTGGTATACTTACATTTATGAGTGGAGCAAAAGGCAAACGTATCATTACGCCTAATACAAGTATTTTATCACATCAATACAGTTGGGGTTCAACAGGTAAAGAACATGAGTTATTTGCCCGTGTTAGAGAGTTTGAACTATCAAGCGAACGTATGATGCAACATTATAAAAAATGTACTGGATTATCTGAAAAGAAAATCAGAGAAGTATTGTTACCACCACAGGACATTTGGTTATCAGCCAAAGAAGCAGTCAAATTTGGTATAGCAGACAAAATTAAGGAGTTATATTAATATGCAAATTCTTACATTAGAAAATAAAACTTTTGTAATGAACGACTTGCCTGAAGAAGTAGATGATTTAAGGTTTGCCGTTTTAGACAACAGTAATCCTAAAGATCCTGATTATTACTTTATTCCACTTATTTTCCTACAAAGTTTTAATGCTCCGGCATTAGTATTAAGAATCGGAGAGTATACAATTAGAATGCCACGTGATTGGCAACTATTAATTGGTGAAGCAGAAGTAGGCGACTTAGAAGTTGTTCCGTTAACAAGTTTAAACGATAGAGGGTTTAATGCATTTACGTTTAATCCACGTGGTGATTTTAGACCTGAGTTTTATCCAGTAGAAATAGTAGATGTGTATCAGGAAGTTAAATGGTATTTCCCTAAACTTAAACCTGGGCATTTATTAGCAGTACCTTTGTGTGAGGGCGAGAATCCACCTTGCGTGTACTTTGTTGAAGAAATTAGCAGAACGTCGGAAGTAGTTGATGTCTCCCAAGTTTGGTAAGTTGATTGTTAAACAAAACTCGCACGAATATGATTTAAAACTTAACGCAGAAAACGAAGAGTATTGGATCAATGTACAGAGGTCTTTAATAGAGAATGTTATAAACTTTTTTAATGACAGACAATTAGTAAATAAGGGTGTAACTATACGGATCGATTGGGGCAAAGATAACAACAGATGGTACTACATCAAATTTGAAAGTATCGATGATGCAAATTTATTTGAAATAACATTTGCAGAATATTTATAAAGGTGTTATAATAACAACATGGCAAACAAACTACCACTTAACAAAGTACTCGGAGCAATGGATCGTAAGCACAAGGGCTTCTTTGATACCTTAAGCGACGAGGAAAAGAAGGCTTTTAGTCCGTTTCTTATGAACAGATATGCTAGTAGTGTGAAAGGCGAGTCTGCATTACAAGAGTGGTGGCTTATTGCAACTAATAAACGTGTTAATACAAACTTCTTTGATTTAACAAAACATCCTAAACTGCAATGGTTATTAATGACAACTGCAAGTCCGGGATTGGGTACTGCATATCACGAATGGATTGCAGGCGGTAAAAAGAAGAATGCAGTAAATAACAAGATATTGAAAACACTAAAAGTTTTATATCCTTCAGCAAAAGAAGATGAGCTAGAATTACTAGCAAGTTTGAATACAAAGAAAGATGTGAAAGCACATTTGATAGATTTAGGATATGATGACAAACAAATAAAAGAGATGCTATGACCCCGACAATAAATTGTAAATTATTTCTCCTTTGGCGACCAGGTTCAGGCGGCAACTTCCTGCAGAGTCTATATACTTGGAAAGATATTGAAAATGTACCATGTGAAATACATAATAATTTATATAATAGCACACCTTTACCTAGTGTAGCACAAATTGACACAATGAATGACATACATAGTGTCGAAGGTGCAAACATGATAAGTGCTCATACCCCAAGTGACTTTTATTTAGATAACTACAATTTTAAATGTGAACAAGCATGGGCAATAACAATAAGCGATTTACAAACACTACAGTATGTTATGGATTTACGTTTAAAGAAAATATACGGCTTCGCAGGCAAGAAGACGGTTAAGCAACGTCATTTAGATGAATACAATGCGATTGTTGATAAAGTAGCAAAAAAGATTGACAATCTACAAAGATTCGACTATAATGATATTTACGTTAACCGAACTGTATTCCCAGAGTGGGATAAAAGTATTATTCAATACCATGAAAAGAATTTGAAATTGTGATCAACTTAATGGCTATAGCAAAACAAACTAAAGAAAATTACAAACCGCCAACAAAGGCGTTTATATGTAAATATTGTGAACGAGGGTTTAGTAGAGAAAAAACTTTAACTACCCATGTATGCGAACAAAAACGCAGATGGCAACAAGAAGGTGACAAAGGTGTACAGTTAGGCTTACAAGCATACTTACGTTTTTATGAAATGACTCAAGGAGGCGATGCGGCTAAGAAGTCATATGGCGACTTTGTTAACAGTCAGTATTATAATGCATTTGTAAAGTTTGGTAAGCATATGGTTAGTATTTCTTGTATTAACACTAGTGCATTTATTAAGTTTGTTGTTAAGAACAATATTAAATTAGACCAATGGACACATGACAAGTATTATCAGGAATATTTAGAAACACATTTAAGAACTGAAACATGGCAAGATGCTATTACAAGAAGTTTAAAAACAATGGAATCCCATATGAAAGAACATGGTGTACATTTACACACTTATTTCTTTGCGGCAAATCCAAACAAAATTTGTAGCCATATTGTAAATGGCAGACTAAGTCCGTGGATTATATTTAACTGTGATTCAGGCGTTGCATTTTTAGGAAAATTAAGCCAAGAACAATTAGGAATAATTTATGAATATATTGATCCTGATTATTGGCGTAAGAACTTTGTAAAGTTTCATACAGAAACTGCAATAGTTAAAGATGCATTAAAAGAAGCAAAATTATGAGTCATAGATTACCAGACGTCGATATAGACTTTGCAGACAGAGAACAAGTATTAAGTGCCTTGCCTGCTATAGCGGCTTCTATGAACGAACACGGGGTTGTTAAGAAACATAACACTGGTGTTTATTATACACAGATACCTGTAGATCCAGCAACTAACATGAGTACGTTAGATTATAAGATTGCAGAAGATAGAGGATATTTTAAATTAGATTTACTTAATGTAGCAGTGTATCAAAAAGTAAAAGATGAAGCACATTTAGATAAATTAATAAAGCAAGAACCTTTATGGGAATTGCTTTGGAAAAGTAAAGAATTTTGTGAGCAAGTTATTCATATAGGAAACTATCACGATTTAATCAAAAAAATGAAACCCGATAGCATACCTAGAATGGCAATGTTGTTAAGCATTATAAGACCCGGTAAAGCAAACTTACAAGGTAAGACTTGGAAGGAAGTTTCGGAAAGTGTTTGGAACAAACCTGAGGGCAGTGCTTACTATTTTAAAAAAGCTCACGCAGTTGCGTATGCTCATTTAGTAGCAGTTCATATAAACTTATTATGCGAGGAGTATAAGTGACATATCTAGTAGACGATAAATGTATTAAATGTAGGTATACAGATTGCGTATCAGTATGCCCAGTAGATTGTTTCTACATAGGAGAGAATTCAATAGCAATTAATCCAGATGAATGTATTGATTGTGGAGTGTGTGAACCGGAATGTCCAGCAGGTGCTATTAGAGCAGATACAGACTTTGAACCAGAAGAGCGAGAAAAATGGTTAGACATTAATACTAGAATGTCTGAACTATGGCCTGTCATTACTGAAAAAATTGATGAAATGGATGATGCAGATGCTAATAATCCAAAACTGAATCCGGACATAGGTGATAAGACAGAATTTTTAAGTGAAAATCCTGGTGAGGAAGTTTAGTTTACTTTTTTGACCAATTGAATAGAGCGTCTTTTAGTACGCTTTTTAGACAATTCACTAAGACTAACTTGTGGTCCTGCAAGTACATTACAGTCCTTACTAACAAAAGTTGTTAGGAAAGGTCTAAAGCAGACCCAATCTTGTTTAAGGAATATGTTGATTGGAATCATTCTATTTGATTCCCACCACCAAGTTTCGGCTAATGACAGATAGTGCCTTTTTAGCTCTATGTCTTGAACTTTTTCGTAGTCATAAAAACTAGTGCAATGAGCGTCTCGGTTTTGAATTATCCCGATATACTCTTTTTGCCCATAACTAATATGGCTTAAAAATGGGTATTGATTAAGTAATTTTTCTAGTAACTCGTCCATGGCGCCTTTTTACATAAATATAGTTGTATGTGGAAGATAAAATATAATGCAGAAATTAACAGGTTATTTAGTAGATCAGAAACAAACAGTTGTATATTCAACAGATACATCTGTAGAACATAGGAATAGAACAGTGTACTCACGTCCCTTAAAAGCATATAGAGGAATTAAAAACACTCTACAACTTCAACTGAAAGATTCAGACCAAAAACCCGTTGTCATTACTGGCAAAACTTTTGTTTTTAATATTTTAAATCCTTCTACATATGTAGTTATCCTTTCTAAAACCGGGACCATAACGAATGCGAATCTAGGCAAAGTAGACTTTGAACTTTCTGATTCAGATTTAAGAAATACAGACGCTAGTATGTACACTTATAGTGTACACGAACAACTTGCTGATGGTACTAGAAAAGTAGTATTCAGCGGTGATAACTATGATGCAGGCGGAACTATCGATATTGTTGACGGTGTTTATAACCAATTTAAAGATAGTGCAACAGTACTAGTTATTAGTGACGTAGTTGGTACAGGAACCGAAACAACCAAATTTACCTCTTCTACAAACTCATACCCAGAATTAAATCAAAATAAAGCACTTCATACTGCTCAGTACTATCTAAGTGGATACACCGGTACAATAACAGTCCAAGCGACTATGGATGATGTTACAAATCTACTATCTGCTAACTGGATTGATGTAAAATCTAGCACTTATACATCAAAAACTGGCAATGAATACGTTGAATTTAATGGAGTTTTTACTGCCGTTAGATTTAAAGACGTAAAAACTTACGGAACCTTAACAAAAGTCTTGTATCGTTCGTAGTTCTGTGCTATAATAATAGCATATGCAAAATATAATCTATAATACATTTATCGCTTTACTGCCTTCTAAAAAGAAGACTAGCCCAAGTGGTTGGATATCTTTTAATGGTGCGTGTTGTACTCACAATGGAGAGTCACAAGACAAACGAGGCAGAGCAGGTATAGCCGGTGGTGACGGAGTTTTAAGTTACCATTGTTTTAACTGTGGCTATAAAGCACATTGGAAACCTGGATATCATCTTACATATAAAGTAAGAAAGTTATTTCAATGGTTTGGTGCTGACGATAAGCAAATAAAAGGTTTGCAAATTGAAGCATTACGATTAAAAGAGTATGCAGAAGAAATTGGTGAAGTCGAAGTAGTAGAAGAAATTACTTTTGAAGAAAAAGACTTCCCAGATGGATCACAAACACTTATGCATTGGATACATAATCCAGGCGATCACGAAGAACAAATTTCAGCGGTGGCAGAGTATGCTATAACTAGAGGACTTGAATCTAAACTTGACACATTGAGATGGTCACCTAGTAGAGCAGGAAACTTGAATCAACGATTAATTATTCCGTTTTATTATAAGAATAAATGTGTTGGTCATACGGGAAGATCGATTAACAATAACATACAACCTAAGTATATGAATTATATGCAACCAGGGTATGTGTTTAATGTTGATGAACAACAAAAAGATAGAAAGATTGTATTAGTTATGGAAGGCCCAATAGATGCACTAAAGATTGGCGGTGTTGGGATAAACAGTAATATGATTAACGATACCCAAGCGGATTTACTTGACTCTTTAGGAAAAGATGTTATAGTAGTACCAGACCAGGACAATGCAGGAAGTAAAGTAATTGATACTGCAATCGAATATGGTTGGAGTGTAGCCTTTCCAGACTGGGACGCAGATGTTAAAGATGTAAGTGATGCAATAGATACATATGGTAAACTGTATACATTGTGGAGCATTATAAACACTGCACAAACTAGTAAAATTAAAATCGAACTTATGAGGAAAAAACTTGGCAACTGAATATACAATAGACTTACAAAGACTATTCTTAGAGATGATGCTCAACGATGCAGAGTCTTACGTTAGAGTACAAAATATTTTTAACGCAGAAAACTTTGATAAAAGTTTAAGAGAACCGGCAAAGTTTATCGAAAAGCATACTTCTGAATATAGCACTATGCCTACGGCAGACCAGATTAATGCGGCTACTGGAAGTAAACTTAAACCAGTAAAAGAATTAACCGAAGGTCATTATGATTGGTTTATGTCTGAGTTTGAAGCATTTACTAGACGTAACGAATTAGAACGTGCTATTTTAAAAAGTGCAGACTTACTTGAAAAAGGTGAGTATGATCCTGTAGAGAAACTAATTAAAGATGCAGTACAAATAAGTTTAACAAAAGACTTAGGTATTGAGTATTGGGAAGATCCTAGAGCAAGACTTATGGCTCTTAAAGACGGCAATGGTCAAGTAAGTACTGGCTGGGCAAACTTAGATAAGAAACTATTTGGTGGATTTAACAGAGGCGAACTAAACATCTTTGCAGGTGGTAGTGGATCTGGTAAGAGTTTGTTTATGCAAAATCTTGCAGTTAACTGGACAATGGTAGGGCTTAATGGTGTATACCTAACATTAGAGTTAAGTGAAGGATTGTGTGCTATGCGTTTAGACAGTATGGTTTCCGAAATTCCAACTAAAGATGTCTTTAAAGATTTAGATACACTTGAAATGAAAATTGGCATGGCTGGTAAAAAAGCAGGAAGTTTGCGTATTAAGTATATGCCAGCACAAAGTAACATTAACGATATTAGGTCATACATAAAAGAATTACAAGTTAAAATAGGTAAAAAACTAGATTATATTTGTGTTGATTATTTAGACTTGTTAATGCCTGTTAGTGCAAAAGTTAGTCCAAATGATCAATTTATTAAAGACAAATATGTAAGTGAAGAATTGCGTAACTTGGCAAAAGAAATGGACTTTATTATGGTAACTGCTTCGCAGTTAAACAGAGCGGCAGTTGAAGAAATTGAATTTGACCATTCTCATATTGCTGGTGGTATTAGTAAAATTAATACTGCTGATAACGTTATTGGTATCTTTACTAGTAGGGCAATGAGAGAACGTGGAAGATATCAAGTACAATTTATGAAAACTAGAAGTAGTAGTGGAGTAGGGCAAAAAGTAGACTTGGAATTTGACAACAATAGTTTGCGTATTAGAGATTGTGATGAATCTGATAGTGATTCTGCATCGGCTTCTTCTACTATTAGTACAGATGTGATGAATAAAATTAAAGCACAATCTAATGTAGGGAACCAATCAGCCGAACAACCAGAAAAGATTGTCCGAGCCGAAGTACAGTCTAATAAACTGAATGATATGCTTAAAAATTTAAAGACTTAGTCTTTAGGTTTAAATTGGTCTAGTATCACTTTACCATCTTTTGTTTTAGATAAATGTGCTTTATTAATTTTTCTATGGTAATCACTAATACTGTGATCATATGCACCATCAAAAAATTGCCACTTTTTCCAAGCAGAAATTCTTCCTCGTATCCTGTCTTTGAAACGTTGCCATGTACTTAACCCGTTTCTAATGTTACCAAAATGGTTTAAATATTTCATTTGACCGTGATGTCTAAAACCAATAAACGCAGGTGGAACTCTAGTTACTGCATCATTATTATTAACCCAACGATAGTGTTTAAATTTACAACTGCTTATGAATTCTTTATTACCAACACGTGGCGAACCATATGTATATAATGCTAAATCCTCAAACTTATCTTGTAACCTTGCGGCACAGAGTGTTGCCATCGCGGCACCTAAACTGTGACCGGTAATAGTCATTTGTTTTTTTGGGTTGTTATTTGCAAATTCTTCAATTTCGTCCCAAATCTTTTCAATTTCATCATAAAATCCATCATGTACTTTACCTGCAACTTTACTCTTACTTTTCCAACTTTTGGCATCAGCAATAAGATCGCTAGGTTGACTAGGTTCAGTACCTCTAAAAGCAATCGTAATAAGGTCATCATTGCTCAACAAATATGCTTGAGCCCCATCGGTATTCAAAAAATGGATGGTTTTATACCCTATTTTACTAAAAGTTGCTTCAATAGATGGGTTTAGATCCGTGTATGCACAGGCAGAAAGCATTGCATGGTGTGAATCATAGTTCATATTATCAGACTCCTTCTTTAGTTAACTTAATAATATGTATTTAACCAAATTTTTTAAATAAATAACATATAATACGGAGATAATTTTAATGCAACACAAACATCGTAGTCTACTAGAAGAACTAGACAAAATAGCAATTCCTCGAGATCGTGTACATCTTATCGAATCAAGGGCTCAACATATTATTGCAGGTGCCATAAACCTAGTTAACTTAATTAGAGAGTGTTACGATGATGAAGTTGTAGAAGAAATGGAACGTAAATTGCTACTAGCAATTAAGAGGCAGGACCCTGCCAAGTTTAATAACGGATTAAAGAAGTTAAAAAAATGAGAATAGATGAAATTGACTTTGGAAAACGAGTCACAGACAGCAAAGCAAAAATACAAGAACTAAAAGAACTTGGTAAAAAAGTTAAGGGAATGTATGAAAAAGCACAACAAAATTTCGCAGATGTCGAAATTGAAAATGCTGAGCAATTTGACGCAGAACCAATGCAAGCCTTTGCTAATTGGTTTAAACATATGTTTAAAAATGATGTTGAAAAGGTATTGAATATACCTGCATTAAAACTTTCAGATGCTAACATTAAAAAAGTTGGAAAACTTGTAGTTGCATATGCATCACAGAATTACTACTTAAAACCTAAAACTCCGTTTCAAGGTGCTAACACTTTTATGAAAATTGTTAAGATAGTAGATCCGCAGTTAGTTAACATAGCAGACCAAGTGTTTGGTAGATTTATTAGAGGCGAAGAACAAAAGAATCCTGAAAAACTTCCAGATGATATATCACAAACATTACAAAATTTAACAGATGAGCAAAAAGCCCAATTAGATGCTCTACTTAATAAGGCTGGGAGCAAAGCATAATGAAACTTAATGAATTAAACGATTTAACTGAAAAGAAAAGTCGTAAACAACGTAAA